CGCAAACTGTCCGGCAAGCAAGTTTCCGGTGTCTTCACTCATCGTTCTGAATGCTCCTTGCAATGTGTTCTGACTGGCCGTTGCCGTTGAAGTAAAGTTTATTCCCGCTATCTGTTCGAGTTGCTTAAACTGCTGATCGGCGTTTGCAATGATTTTGGCAAAATTATCTTTTAGTTGGGCAATATCTGTTTCAGATAGCGTCTGATCGCTAGAAGCCGCTGCAAAGTCATCAAAGAATTTTTGTAATGGTTCCTGCAGGTACTTAAACTTGAAAGTGTTCAGCATCGACTGCTTCATGAAGTCTTCAAATGTTCCTGCAAAGTCGGCAATAGTGTGCTTTCCTTGCGCGAACCCTTCAGTGATAGCATCCAAAATAGCATCTGACGTTGTGCCGGTGAATAGCTCTGCAGCTTTTTGTTTATTCTCTTCGAGCAGGGCATCAATATCAGCACCCTCTTGCCTCAACTTTTGCAGCTGTTCGAAAAGTTCTTTCGCCTTATCAGAAAGTTGGCCCTGCATGAATAACTGTTCAAGCTCGTCGAATGACTTGCCGGCAAGAGTTTCCATCAACTCTTTTATCGTCTTCGTCTTCAGATTGCCCACACCCGACAAGCCTTGAAAGATCGCACCGATATTTATTTTTTCCTTCTCAGTTAGACCTGCTACAAATTGCTCGTTGTGGATCTTGTCCAAAATTTCCTGAAACGAATCTTTGACAGCATTGCTTTGGCTCTCTAATAGTTTTTGCTGATCCAAAATGCCCTGCAACACTGTCTTGTTTGCCAGCACAGACTCCCTTGCCCGTTGCCTCAAAAGTTCTTGGTAGGCCTGCTCACCTTCTATGATTTTTGTTTGAAAGTCAAGTATTTCCTGCTCTACTCTTTTCCTTTCAGCTTTATTTTTTGAAAAACTGTTGATTATGTCTGACAATATGTTAACTACTGAACCAATGCCTCCAGCAATATCACCTGACGAAAAATCAGTAAACGCTGTTATGGCTTCATTAGCAGTTTTTGCCGCTTGTGACAGCCCTGAAATTAAATTGGCAAGGTCTGAATTTACCTCCTTCAAATCCGTTGCAAGTGTTCCGAGCCCCTGACCAATAGCGCCAACAATTTTTGCAAACTCATTTAGTTTATCAATTGAAGTTTTTATGACCAGGTTTGTGTGGTTGGCCTCGGCCTGTGCAATCTTGGCATCCAGTTCATTCACCTGCCGTTCCAATTCATTAGCGTCACCGTGGCCTCGCTCAAGATCCTGAAATATTATCTGCCTTTGCTTCTTTAATCCATCGAGCTGAATTTGTGTTTGCTGAATTTGCGCCTCTTGTTTTTGACGGATTGTTGAAAGAGGGTTCTCTATGGTTGATTGTAGTTCCGCCGTAGCTGCATCGGCCTGTGATTGAATTGTACTTAATTGCTTTTGTAACAGGTCCCTGAAAAAATCATTTTCCAACTTTCTTTGATCGGCCAGGCTCTTCGCCCTGATCTCTTTAATCTTCGCTTGAAGTAATTGCTCGTTTTTAATTTGAGCTTTAGCGTCCTGAATATCCAGTGCTTCCTTTGCTTGCAACTCTGCTTTTCTTAGAGATAGTTCTTCGTCTGTTCCCTGTTGAACAAGCGCTAGCCTTGTTTCAATGCCTGCAATCACTATCTCAGCACTCGTTTTATTAGCTTCGATAGTAAATTTTTTGTCTAACTCAAACTTATCCTTTGCTGCCTGCGCGTTAATCTCATTGATCTTTGCCTGATTAGTTCCGGCCTGCAGTATTTCTTCTTTTGCAGAGGCGTCAATAAGTTGCTTTCTTAATTTTAGTTCCTCATCACTACCCTCTGTTACAAGTGTCAACCGCGCATTTAAAATAGATTTTTGATTTTCCAGTTCCTGACGTTGCTGCGCTAATTGAAGATTATGCAGGTCAAGTGCTAATTGCTCTTCAATTCTTTTTCTTTCACCGGCATTATCCTTAGCAGCAACTATTTCTTCATGTGCGGCGGCAATGATGGCCTTTCTCTGTGCTTCAAAGAATTTTGCACTTCCCTCTTCGCCGGCTGCCTGAAGTGCCAGCACAATTGCTTTGGCTGAAGCAGTAATGTTTTTTAGGGCCCTTTCGGAAAACTCCAAATTCAGGTCGTTCATTGCCGACTGAAATTTTCCTAAGGCGGCCAGGGCATCAGCATTGGGCTTGCCGGTTTTCGCATCCTTTATTGGATTTCCTACCTCATCAAATAACCGGCGATCTTTTTTCGCCTCATCAAGTTCGGCCTGTATGAATTTTTTTCGTTCATTCAGTTCCTGAGCAAAACCTTTCTTAGCTACATCTACCTTATACTGGGCCGCTGCCAGTGCATTCTTTTTGTCTTCCTCATACGCCTTGGGATCAAAGGGCTTAGATTGAAATTTGTCGAGATTAGCTTGAACGACCTTAAGCCCAGCAATTATTCCGTCAAACATGTGAGAGTTTCCACCCTTTGAGGACAGGTCAGTTAGCCTGTCGATTTGCACTTGTATGGCATCGGTAGTTGTATTCATTTGCGCATTAAGATCACGCTGTGTGCCCTGGGCTGCCTTAAATGCTCCGTCTGCATCTAGTGTCGCATCGTGAACCTCTTTTTGTGCCTGCGCAACTTTGAAATTTATTGCCTGAAGTTTTCCAGACTCATTGGTCAATAGTCCCTGGAAAAATCCAATATTTTTACGGCTTTCGTCTGCTGATATCTGCTGAAATTTATTCAGTTCAATTTGTGCCTCAAGAACTTTTTTCAATCTGTCCTTATAAATCTCTTCAGCAGCTGCGGCTGTAGCTTTTTTCCTTATAAGTTCAATCTGTTTTGCAATAGCCTCAGACGCCCGGCCAGTTAAAATATCTTCCTGCTTAAGGTTTGACAGGTATTCAGGATATTTTGCCCTCAGTTCATTGATCGCCCGCCCGCGCTGCTGGTCTGTAGAGTTTAAATCTTCCGCCTGTGATACCAGTAGTGCTATGCTTGCCTGTTCGTCTGCAATGGTGTCGGCTGCCTTCTTTCTGGCATCATTTAAAGCCTCTTCCTCTGCCCTTGCGCGACGTGTGGCGTCACTAGCCTTAAAAATTGTATTTGCAAGGATCTGATAGGCCCCATATAAAGCCACTATACCAACAAGAATAAGTGCCACAGGATTTGCCAGTAGGGCCTTGTTAAGACCTTGCTCAGCGACCGTTGCCGCCTCCGTTACTTCAATTCCTGCTTCCTTTGCAACGTTTGAGGCAATCGCGGCTGTTGTTTCCTCTTCCAGCGTTAATGCATTGGCCTTTCTGAATTTTTGCTCCAAAAAGATATTAAGGGCACTTTCTTTACTCAATAGAGCTGAAATTTCCTGAACACCGTTGAATATCGTTTGAAGGGCAATGAGGTTCTTTGTGATCTTGGCCGTTTCTTCCTCATTGTCATTAAACAGGCCTAATGTACCAGCCACTGCCTCAACTCCCCCTAGCAATCCCCTGAACCCTTGCCCAAGTGCTGCCAGTCCTGGGGCTTCTTGGCTTGTAAGTGATAATGCCTGATTTACATTTTTCATGGCATGCTCAATCTCTGAGGCTTCAGCAAGTAGTTTTTTAAATTGTGGGTTTTCGGCACCTGCACCTGCTGTGGCAAGTTCTGTTAACTCGTTTCTGATTTGCCTGAGCCGTGTAAGAGGAGCAAGTTCCTTTTGTGACATCGTATCAAAGGAGGCTGATACTGTGTCAATGGCTTGTTGTAATTGTTTTATCTCATCGGGTGCAAGATTTAGTCTACCAAGATTTTGTTGAATGAATTTTGTTACCGATTGTAGTTGTTTAAATTCATCGGTTGTTGATTCTACCTGATTTTGTAAATCACTGAGTGCATGCGGGTCTAGCTTTGCGCCTTGTATTCCTTTAGCAAGTAAATTTTTTATGGTAATAGAAGCCGTCGAAAACTTTTGTACTAGCTCATTCACACCCTTCCCACCAACATTTGAAATGATCTTTGAAGCCTCGTTCATTTGAGCAAGCAGACTCTCGGTGTTCAGGTCAATCTGAGCGTCGAACTCCAACGGTCCACCGGTTACTGAAAGTGCCATTAGTTAAACCATTTTTGATATTCTTCACCTGCAATTTCCTCATCCACCTCTTCTTCGTCCTCCTCAGCATCTGTCTTGTGCTGCGGGATCGTCGCCAGCAGCATCACCAAATTTACGTAGCTTATGTCATGCAGCACATAGTCAAAGGTAAATCTAAAGTACTTTATGATACCGCCGACAAAGTGCCAGGGGCTATGCTGCTCCCCTGAGTCTGTGGATTCACCCCGCTTCCTTCTACACTCTTCGCACTTGCATGACTTTTCGTCTCCAGTGTGTTTAGGCTTCTTATCGAGGCTATAGTAGTTATAAAATTTAAGACTGACATCTGATGCAGCACGATCTTCAAGGCTGTGGTCATATCATCCTTGGCCAGGTTGAAGAAGAAGGTATCGATCAGCTTTTTGGACGGGTCCTGCCGGCTCTCAGTCACGGCGATCGCCACGATCTCCGCGCAGTCCCTGCCATGGTTGATCATCAGCTTCAAGATCCCGTCGGGGGTAAAGTCGTTTAGCGCGATGGGCAGGAGCAGCTTTGAGATCTTTTGAAGTTGGTTAAGCGTCAGGGGATTGATCGAAAAGCTCCGCTTTTTAGGCATGAGCCTTAGGCGCTGCAACAGGCGCTGCCACCACGTGTGAGCCGTCACATCTAAGTCAAAGGTGATCGCCTTTTGGGTGACCGCGTCCGCTACCTTCTTCAATACCTCAGTCTCGTCTTGCATAAAATTATCTTTAAAATTAAAAAAGGGCAGCTGATTTAGCCGCCCTTCCTACCTTATTAAATGCTTGCGTTTTAACCTCGTTATGCCGCTGGTGCGATAAACCTGGCCACTGGTTCACTGGTCTTGGTGGGTTTAAGCATCGTGCCCGTGATGTCAATCTGGGCCAGCGCGGTCTTTTTCAAGTTCCACTGCATCCTGGCTGAGATGCTCATCCTGGGGATCAAGATCTGCCAACCATCTTTGGTGATGATTTCCACCGACCTCTCAATCACCGGTAAGCTATCTGGCATGTCCCAAGCGGCTAAGCCAGCTCCCACGGTAGCGACGGCGACTGCAAACCCTGAACCGGTGCCACCTAAGTTTGTGTTGGCGGTAGTGAGCGAGTCGGCGGCGGTGTAACCAGTCCCACCATATGTGATCGCCACGGCTGTTACTACCCCACCCGCGACGGTGATCGTCGCACGTGCCCCGGTCCCGGTACCCCCGGTCAAGGGAACATTGTAGTAAGTACCATTCACATAACCTGAACCGGCGGTGATCGCCCCGGTCGTCAAGACCGAGTTGGTCACAGCCGCGACGGAATTACCCCACAGCCTTGCCAGGACATCCAGGTCCACGTTGTATGTCGACCACGCTAGTGTTTTGGCACCCGGCGCGGACTCAATAGAGTAAAAAGGATTGTCACTCTCTTCAATGATGAAGTCGGTCTTCGTGCCCTCAGCCGTGGTAAGCGCGGCAGAGTCACCGACGGTCGCCCCGAGCTCTGAAAGCGCGGTGCCCATGCCACCATCTCCCGCGATGGCGCCGAGCCTTAAAGAGGTAAGTCCGATTGATTTTTTTGCCATTTTTTAAATATTTGAGACGTAAAATTGTAATCTTATGTTGAGATAGTGAAAGTTGCTCTCGCTATCTGGTACTAAAAGTTGTTGCTGCACGTCACAGGTAAAGCTCCCGCTGATCCAGTCCGTCAACGCTGGCATCACGATCGCCGCGATGGCCTTGAGCCTGGTCAAGTTTGGGACCCGGTTTTCCTTGCCGTTTACCGTCACGACGGTATCAGGCACGTAGCAATTTACATTGGCCACGGCTCGTTGCAGCTGCTCATTGGTGATGGGCAGGCAGTTGATCACCAGGTCTTCCAGGTCTGAGTCTACGGGTCGTTGGTACTTGTAGATCTTGCCTGATAAAGTGCTCAAAGAACTAACGGCTTGCAGCCGGGTGTTTATCGCGTCCACGATGTCCAAGGTCGTTTTCATGCCACCTTTTTCTGAATAGTTTCAATCGCCTCTTTCAAGGAGCTGACCGCCGTCTGCGAGCTCCCGGTCAGCACGTCATAGCCCTTCGACTCAACGGCCGCCGCGTAGTGCATGCCTGCCACCACGATCAGGACCAACCCCGTCGGGAACCGCTGCTTGGCCTCCTCTAAGAGGCTCATCGCTGTCTGGATCCCAGTCGAGCCCTGCTTTACCTGTGTAAAGCCGCTGGCCGAGTATTGCTGACCATTTCGAAGAACTACATAGCCAATCGACGACCTCAAATTGCCGGTCCGGTCGGTGTAGCTGCCATTGTTGCGGGCGTCGGTGATAAATTGCTCGCCAATCCTCAAAAGTCGTAATAAGATCGCCTCTTCAATCCTGCCTGCCTTTTCTAAGATCATCCGCTGGACGTCGGCCTTGGTAAACTTTGGCTTTACACCCATATCCTTGTATTTAGCTGGCCCCGGTGAAACCTCAGGACCGTTTGCTTAAACGTCTTATCCGCGATCCCCGGCCTCTTCTCCACGATCGTCACGTCCGTCCCCTCGGGGATGATCGGTGCCGTGATCGGGAGATACACGATGCCCGAGTAGCTTACTCTTTTCCCGTCTGCCACGGTAACCATGGCAGAGCCACTCGCTGACTCATACCGGCCTTGTGCTTGGACGGTGCTTCCCGCGCCGCCGGGCGTCCACTCCCCAGAGCTGAGGGTTGCCTCAGCCGGGATGGCAAAGCTGATCGTATCAGGGTATTGCGTTACCACCACTTCTCGCTTGTGATCTTTGGCACGCTGCCCCCGCCCAGTGAGGCGATGAGGGCCTCAATGCCACTCCGGTCATAGGTGATCGAGTACCCACCCTCTGACACTGAGCTGACCAGGATCGAGCTTAGGACTGCCACCGCTGCAAGGTTTACCTGATCCAGGTTTGCCGCGGTGTAGGCATCCAGGCCCGAAAGGCCCTGATCCGTAAGTGCCTTTTCAAGCGCGTTAGCTGAGGCTTGATACTCGCCCAGCGTCGCTTGTAAGGCTTGGGTATTGGTCACGTCAAAGAACTTTTATAGTTGCGTCTTCAAAATAAATAAGTTGCTTGCCCCGTTCAACACCGGTGTCGCGTAGGCCATCCCCTTGGTGATCATGGTGATCGGGTCTTGCTCAGCGTACACCTTGACCAGCACAAAGTCGTTGTTTGACTTTTGCGAGTCATCGATGGTGACAAAATCGTCGGCCGTGGTGGTCCACTGCACGTTCCCTACCTGCCGGGTCTGGGTAAACAGCACGTTGCCATCCTCCCAACCGGTCGTGGCGGTCAGCACCCCTGCCTTGCTCTCTAAGTTGATGATCGAGTCCCACAAGATGATTGTGGGAAGCCCCGCTGCCCTGAGTGTCGTGTTGACGGTGTCAAAGTTCGGGATCTGCGTAAGGCTCAGCGCGTTTTGCGCGAACGAGGCCGCAAATTTTTGCACCTCATCAGTCAGGACCATCCGGTCAAAGGTCGCGCGGTCCATGATCGCAAACTGCAGGTTGATCCCCTTCGCCCTGGCCGCCGCTAGCTTGGTCTTAAAGTCGGTGATCGGTTTGGCTGAGGCCGTCGTGTCCCAATCAACGGCGGCATTGGTGATGTTACCCCCTGGGATGCCGAAGTCGACATCTACTGAGGTAACCACGCCCGCCTCGTTGTTGACGATGGTCAGCTTGTACTTGCCCGTGGAAGCCACACGCTTGGCGAGCCACTCCATCCGGGCATTGACCCCGTCCAGGACCGCGGTGGAGTCACCGTAGATCCAGTCGATGATCCGCCTGAAGATCTGAGCCCTGGCACCAACTGAGTTCGCGTTGTTAACCGCTGCCTGCAGCTGCCGGAAGATGTTCAGGTCACTTTCTTTCTTTACCTTGGCAATTTCCACCTTGGGAATGTCCCCGGTCACCTTGCCAGGCAGGTTGCGCCCTTTTCTCGGTGCGCGCGAGTCAAAGGCCACGACGTCAGCAGCTACCTTAGCTGAAAAGTCAGCCTGCAGGGCCTCAAACGTCAGGACCGGAGTAAACAACGACGGGAAGAAGCTCTTAAACTGGAGATCCCCTAAGTTATACTCATTGATGTACGCTTGCAGCTCCGCCGCGCTGAACGAGGGCACAAGTTTGGTGATGTCGATTGCCATGATTATCTAAGTTAAATTTTTTAAATGAATGTTATCTTTGGTAACGCCGTCTTGTAGGCCGCGATGTCATCCACGTCCAGTGGCGCACCTGGTAAAGCGTCTAACCTTACCACGCCTTCTAAGACCACCCCTACCACGTTATTGCCACCAGACGTGACTAAGGGCACACTGGCGTGCGAGATCCCGATCACGGCACCGGGGGTACCGTCACCCGTGCCCACCACGATGGGGTGGAGCCCGGTGGTCCCATCCTTAGGGCCGATAAAGGTGCCCGCTGGGATGATCCCATCTGAGTTGGTGAAGCCTGAGATGTCAAGCGAGGCGCCACCTGCCAAGGTGTCAATGACAGACTCAAAGATCACCTTGTCAAAGCCGCCGGCGGTTACTACTCTACTGTTCATATCTTATTTTTTAAATAAACGTTATCTTTGGTAACGCCGCTAAAAATTCGGCGTCAGTTACTGCTAAATTTGAGGCCAGGGTCGCTACAGGGATCCCAAAGCCAGTGCCCGTGCCACCCACGTCCGCTGCCAGGACATGGAGCACATCACCAATCGTGTACCCCTCACCACCTGAGGTGAGCGTGACCGAGGTTACCGTGCCACCGCCGCCCACCACAATCGTGGCTCGTGCGCCGGTGCCCGTGCCACCCGTCAACGGTTTATTAGTATAGGTGCCAGGGGTGTAGCCTGAGCCAGCCGTGATCACGCCAAAGGTGGCGATCTCATCTACCGCGAAGGCGGAAGCGGCGGGTAAGGCCTGCTTGCGGGCCACGCCCTGCAGCACCACCCCTACCAGGGTATTATCAGTGATCGGAACCGTGTGAATGGTAAGCCCTAATGGCGGCAAGCTAAAGACCGTCGCCGAGCCTGACTTCTGGACCTTGACGACTGGGGCAATGCCCGTCGTGCCGTCACGGTAGCCCACCAACGTGCCGGCGGGGACGATCCCGTTCGAGTTGGCGAAGTCAGACAGGTCCAGGGTGACGCCGCCTGCCAGTGTGTCCTTGACGGACTCAAAGACCAGCTTGTCAAAGCCCCCGGTGGTAATTACGCGACTGTTCATGGTTTTTTATTTGCCTCTGCCTCGGCTTTTTTCTGCTTCATTGCCTCTTCAAACTCAGGTGACACCTTTTTTTGGCCGCCGGTCCCACCGCCTGCGGCAGGTGGCGTGTGGCCATTTAGCAAGGTCTCATTATTGGTCTCTTGCTTGAAAGTGTCATAGTCTGCCTTGATCTGATCCACGAAGGTCTCAAGCTCGTCTTCTTTCTCCGGAAGTGCTCTGCCCTTGTAAAAGACCGGTGAGATGCCCTTCAGCTTCTCATGAGCTTGCACACGCTGCTGCATGGTCTGCTGCAGCTTTTCACGCTCCATGGTGGCCAGCTTCTGAGTGAGCAGTTGATTTGACTCAATCAGACCCTTGGCCCAAGCTGGGGTCTCATCATCTTTTTTAGTTGTGGAACTAGATTGATCGTCAGCTGGAGTTTCGGTCTTCTTCGTCGTGTCTTTCAACTTCGACTGAAGATCACGGATCTTGTCATCTGACTTTGCGAGGTCTGAAAATGGAATGACCTCGTTTAAAGCATCTAACTGCTGGTCAATCTCGTTTTCGTCTGTCACCTTGGAAGAAAGTTTGTCCGCGATCGCGTCCAACCTTTTTGCGGATAGGTTTACATCCGGGAACTTAGCCTTAATTCTGGCTATGATTTTTTCCTTCATTTGAAAAGAACTTGGTTGTTAAAGTCGTAAAACTAGGCTTGCAGCTGGACAATAGAACAATTGACGCACATAAGATGGGCAATTGTTATCAAGAATGGCTAAATTTAAGGTG